GAAAAAGGAGAGAAATCAAAGGCTACTGTAAGGCGGGCTAACTTACCTTGGAATGTATCGGCTTGCTTTGTTGCCTGGTTCTCGAATGTGCCAGATAGTTTCGCTGTAATCTGGTCGAATGAAAGTGTGGCTAGTTCAGCCTTAGTAAGTCCTACACCCAGGCGGCTAAGGCCTGCTAGGTTGCCTTCCTGCGCCTTTGAGAGGCTCTCTGTGACTGCCTGGAGAGACTTACCGCTACCAGCGGCGATATCTAATGCAAGTGTCTGTAATTGCTGCGCCTTGTCTAAATCTTTGGTGGCTCGAGTCAAGCGATCTAACGATGGGCGAAGTTCATCATCTGCGACACCAGTAGCCAGGGAAGTCTTAAGGATGTAATCCTCTGTAGCTGCTATCTGAGCATCTGTAGCCTTGGTAACATTTTTAAGAGTGTTGGCTAACTTGGCTTGGGCTGCTTCATCCTCGATGGCTGACTTAACGCCATCAATGGCTAACTTGCCTGCATAGGCTACGGCTGCTGCTCCGGCTGCCGCGAAGGCTGCTCCGGCTATCTTGCCAAACTTAGCAACTTTATCCCCGAAGGTAGCAACATCTTTATCTGCCTTATCAAGGTTCTTAGTAAAGTTATCGACATCGGCAAGCAGCTTGAGCGTTAATGCTCTTGTACCTGTAGCCATTATGTCCACTCCTTAAGAATCTTATCGAATGATTCAGTCCATCTAGCCACGATCTGCGGTTGAATCTTGCGAAGCGTTGGATAGATAAACCAACCCTTAGAGCCTCGACCTTGACGGCCTGACCATACGGGGAACTGCCTAAACTTATTGGATCCGAATTCTGAACCGCCCCAGATATCTCTAGTGGTCGCGCCACCTGAGAACTTCTGAGAAGCGAAACCGTAAGTAATCTCGCCTATGCGGCTGGATTTCTTAACCCGGGAACCCTGAGCAATTCGGCCTGCGACCTTGCTGCTCTGGATTGAGTTAGCCTTCTGGATAACTTCATCTCGAGCAAACTCAGCTAGTGCGCCTGACTGGCGCTTAGCCTCATCGTTGGCTTCCTCGCTCATATTCTTTAGAGCCTTAAACACCATGCGAAGTTCCGTCTTATCGAAGGCAATTACTTCATCTGCCACGATTACGCTCCTCTAGTATTTCAATAGCTGTAAGAATATCCTCGGCACTTTGCCAATGATCCATAGGAATCTGAGTGGCTATTGCCAGTTCAACTAAGAGTCGGCTTACGCTTCCTCTTGGATGACTTTTGGGTCTCCTTCACCTACTTCAACATCGTCTACGGATTCCATCCATACATCGAGTGTCTTAGTCGGCTTACCGCCTGCTTCACGCTTCATGGCGCTGTGTGCTACATAAAGAATGTCCCACATTCCGCCGAACTGGGAAATGACCTTCTTAGTTGCCATTTCCCAGCGGGCGTAATCTGGCGGTCTAACCATGTAATTGGCTTCGGTTCCGTCTGTGTATTTAATTGTTATTAGTTGCTGCATTGTTTGCTCCCGTTTCTATTCTCTAGGAGAAGGTCTCTGTGACCGCACCCTTAGATACCTTGAATGTAAAGTCTACAGTCTGTGCATCTGTTCCGGCTCCACCTGCTGTTGGAAATTCAGGCATAATTGGGAACACGAACTGAGCGCCTGTAGCTGCTGTGAGTGTAACGCTGATGTCTGTATCTGGTGCTGTCTCAGCTGCTGCCCATAGAGCTTCGCATACTGAGTTAGCCTTGCCCCAGTCAGCAAGCATTGAAAGTGCGAATGTGCCTTCGATGTTAGTGGTCTTGTAAGCCTCGCCATCGAGAGTCTGGTAAGTCTCGCGAAGGTTAGTCTTTGTTAGGACTGCGCTTGTTGCTTGTGCCTCGATATCTGTTCCACCTGTGAAAGATAGAGAAATATCGCGACCTGTGATTACTACAGTTGCCATATTATTTTCCTTTAGTTTGTTTGTGTATAGTAGGTAGAAACTCTGATATCGGCCACCAATACATTGGAAGGGCCAACTTGAGTTACTGTTGGTTTTTCAACCGCTCCGACTGTGTACCCTGCTGGGATCACCTTCAGAACACTTATTACGAGCTGCTCGAGGTTATCGAGAGAAGCCGGATTGCTGTTATACGCAACTGCGACTGAGATTACAAGATTAATTTTAATGTGCAGCGTTGACTTATTGATGGTCTCTAATTCTAGGTAAGGAGAATCTGGGACTGTAACCACGAATGGCACCATGGGCGCTTCGGGGACATAGGCATAGACATTGCCTGCAACGCTTGCGAAGGCTGTTGCTAGTGGCTGGCGTACTGTGTCAAGGATTGTTGAGGCTGGCATTTATTGCACCATTGAATCGGTGTCGATGTATGCCCCTAAGAGTCCTGATACGCGGTTAAAGAGGCTGCGCCCTAAACGATAAGGCGAGACATTAGTAAAGTCGATTCCCTCGATTTGTCCACCAGGAGCGATACGAGACTGGAACACTTCTACTGACACGGCTAGGACTGCTGACTCGACTGCGCTGACTCCGACATAAGTAGCTGCGCCTGAAAGGGTAGCCTTGCCTGAAGGAATGACATTACGGCCATCGATGTCTGCGTTAGTAATTGAGACTGTAAAGAATCCGTTAAAGTCACGATAAACACCATCTACGAATACTCGAGAATTAGAGTTCATGACATAAGTATCGATGTCGTAGTTGCTAGATTCTAAGATCGTAAAGGTTCCGTTGAATGGGGTTCCGCAGCCTGTGATAACTACGCTCTGACCCTCTGAAAAATTGTTCTCGCCTAGGACTGTGTAGTAAGCAATATTATCCTGGAGTTCAACACGGGATATTGGTGATGCGTAAGTGACGAGCATAGGCAAAATTACGGCCTCAGCTGTATCTATCACATCGGTTAGATATGCGTCACTATAAAGGGATACAGAGACGCCAAGGATTGACCTTAGCTCTGCTACGGTGACTATCGATGCCATCTCTGTATCCTCTCTGTTAAACGACTGGGGGAGCCACCGGGAGCAGCAGCCCCCCCATGATTAGTTATTTAGCCAGCAACCATGTAACGGTATGCGCCTGCTGCAAGCTTTGTAGCAACTGCACCGTAACCGTAGTATCCAACTTGAACCTGACCTGTTGAGATGAGGTTTGTCTGGAGTGAGAGGCGTGGGCTCTCGTACCATGTGTAAGCATCTGGGTTAACGATAATCATTGAGTTATCGCCTACGCCTGCTAGTGCGCGAGAAACGCGAAGGTTTAGACCGAGAAGGTTTCCGCGAATTGCTGTTGCAGTTAAATCTCCGCCAGCGTTCTGAGGGTTGATTGTCTGTTGGAAAATTGGGCGATTTGAACCATCGACCAAGCCCATTAGAACGCCCCATTGATCTGGAGATACGAGGATGTTCTGTGCGAATCCAAGAGTGTTTGAGTAGATTGAAACTGCTGCATCTGCAACGAAGTCTGCTACAAGAGCGCCTGTTGTAAGTGCTGCGCGATCTCCGCCGTTTGTTCCGTTTGTTTCAAGGATGGCGTTAACTCTTGCATCTGTAGCCTTTGCGTATGCGTACTCCATTTGGCGTACAAGTTCAGCAAAGAACGCTGGTGATGAGCGATCTAGAAGCTCGAGTGAGAATGTCTGCTGTCCGATAAACTTCTGAACATTTACAGTTACGAACGCAGCGTTCTGGTCTGTCTCTGATGGTGTTCCGCCTTCAGTTGCGATTGCAACTGTAGGAGCAACTGTAATCTTTGGAATCTCGAAAGACATTCCTGCATCTGGCAATGTGCCGCGTGAGATAGAGTCGATTGTTGGGCGATCTGCGTTTGAGATGCCGTTGATAACTTCAGTTAGCTGGCGTGTAGGTACCAAGCCTGCGTTATCTGTGACGTCTGCAGCGGCTGCTACATACATCTTTGATTCGTCGTTGCCAAGTGAAGCGCGGACTGAGTGCTCGAGATAAGAAGCCTTATCAACGATTGGGTTACGAACAGTTGTTGAAATGTAAGGTGCTGTTGCAGCCTTAACTTCAACTCTTGCAGCCTCTACCGTTTCTGCGGCAGGAGCAACTTCTGGAACGGTAGTGTCTGACACTTGTTCTCCTTCTGTGGTTGATTGTGTTTCTTTCTGAGCTGTCTCAGAAACTTCATTTTCTACTGCCGCTACTTTCGCGACTTCTGCGCCCGGGATTGCACCGTCTGTTACGAGGCTAACCTCGATTAAATTAGATGCGCTAATAGCCATAACGCCATTTTGGTTATCCCAGTCCTCGACATCGACTCCAACGCTAAAATCTGAGCGAAGGCCAGTCGCGGCTTCCTCGAGGGCATCGTTACCGGCTGTTGTCTTTGCGATCTTAAATTCTGCTGTAATGCCTTCTGCATCCTGCTCGAAAGAAACTAACTTTCCGAGAGGGCGAGTGACATCGTGCTGTAAAACTAGCTTGATGTTCTTAGCCATCGTAATGGAATCCTCTTTGAACATCGTGCGGCCTGCTGATGTGTTGCCTTCAGCGTTCCATGTCACAATGCGGCCTGCAATAATGCGAGACTCTGTATCCGCCGCTGTAATGGCGTATGGCATTGTTATTTTCATCGGGTCTCCTTGTTATCAATTAGATCTTCTTCTTCTCTAATCTGCTCGACACTCATGGCGCCAATGCGATTAAGAATCTCGTATACCTGAGCGCGCTGTAAAGCATCTGAGCGCAAGAATTCATCTAAGCTAAATCGAATCTCACCAGTTGACGGGCAGAAATCCGGCATAGATAAACGCTGTTCAATAGCTGCAAGGATTGGCTTCATAGAGAAGTCAATAAGAGAACGGCGCTCTGAAACAGAGTTGCTGTATGTCATGCTCGTAGTTTCTGCGCTTACGAAATATGCAGGAAGGTTGCAGGCGCGAGCCAATTCCAGAGCGACATATTGACGAGCTTCATTCAGCTGTAGTTTGGCTGGATCGATGCCCAACGCCTGCAATTCAACATCTGCATTGAGAAACGCAGTTGACTTTGTAAGGCGAGCAGTTCTCCATGACTCGAGAAGTTTAGAGATTCGCTCGGCTGGAAGGTTAGCGCCGTTAGATTTTAGAACCTGTAATGGAACTGGCTCCTTAGCGAAAGTTTCTGCTGCTTGCTCGAGTGCGTGAGCTGCGCGGATTGTGCGGCCTGCGCGATTGAGTAATCCTTCATCAAGGCCGTAGAACACTACTAGTGATCCGACTCCTTGATTGGGAACTACTGAGCCATCTACTTGATAGCCGACAATCTCTGTCTGTAGGCTGTTAAGTTTAGTTGTTACACGATCCGGTGCTACGCGAGTCCATGCTCGGACTCTGCCTGTATCGCCGTACTGCTCTAATACTTGTCCGTAACCAACTCCGTGAAAGAGTAAGTCCTCAGCGAGCCATGCATAGATAGCAGAGCCAGGAACGCGAGGGTCTGGCTGGTTAATAACTGCCGGTGTTCCCATGTGCGATCCATCGAGCTTTGAATACTGCTCTAGTGGTAGAGCTGCAAGAGTTGAACAGATGATATTTCTTGCGCGAGCAATAGTTGGAACTGCCATAGCCTGTTGACGGCTTGCGACTGACTGTGTAAATACGAAAGGATTAAATGAAGCCGTGTTATTAAACGGCGCAGGGGTAGAAGCAGCATCGACTGTAATCTCGACTGCTGGCTTAGATGATGTAAAGATGTCCCGGATTCCCATTGGACATATTATACGCTACTGTCTAGACATTATCCTATCTGGATGTCTACTTCAGATTCGGCGCGTGTCGCAAAGTGAGTAACCATTGCTGAAGCAACTGCACCGCAGACAATTCCAGAAGCTTTACGCCCCATTACCCAACCGCCATCTCCGCGAGTTAATTTAACGGCGCTTAGGACTTGCTTAGTCAATTCCTCTGTATCCGAATGGGCAAGGCGCATCGATGAAACCGCCGAAACGAATTCATCGCAGGATTGCTGATACTCCTGGCCTGTGATCTCATGAATAGGGATTCCGGCTGGTGCTAATCGAGCTGCAACTGCTGAAGCTGTCGACTTTGAATAAGCCACGGCATTAACCGGGAACTTGCGCACCCAGTAGGCAATATCGTTAGCCATCTCTTTATCATCGAGGTTGACTGGATTAAACCAAGTGTGGAGAAGGACTACCATGAACCTATCCCCACTAATGCGCTGGCCTGCAACTAATGACCCGTGTTTCCTGTCCGGGCTGAGATCAATAGCCATCCAGGTATCGTGCTCTGTGTTCAGCTGAGGCAAATCATCAACTTTGCATTTTTTCCATTCGGCTTCTGAAATGACTGGATTAATCATCGAGACGAATTGGCACAAGATTTCTGTCCTAAAAATGTCCTCACGATCCGATAAACTGTCCTTGATATTATCCTCATGGACTGTATGGCCTAAACTGGGATTGCTCTGGTACCAAGCCTCTTTATCAGTTATCTCGGCTCCGGGTTCAGCACTCCATTCAAACCAGCCAATAGAATCATCTGCCCCTTCACTAGCTGCAAGGCCGCGTTCTCTAAACTTATGCAATAGAACCGAATTGGCGTGCCCTGCGTTGGAATAGACATAGGCCTGCGGATTGGGATTCGACATCTGGGTAAATCGCATCGAACTCCAGACATCCTCAGTATCGAATTCTCGTAACTCGTCAATGTGAATTACATCGGGCGCGGCAATACCTCGAGCAGCTGAGTTACCGGCTCTGATTAGGTAGCGAGCCTTATTCTTGAATCGTATTTCCTGCGATCCTTTAGATTCATACTTCTTTGCAAAGTTATCTAACAGTAATTGGGAACCTTCAATAATCTCTGAAACCTTAAAAAAGATTTCTGATGAGGTAGTTAACTTATGAGCTGTGGCTAGGTGCATTTTTTCGCCTAGAACATAGATGCCAAACAAGATGCGTAGCGCCATAAAGGTCGACTTACCCTGTTGACGAGGAAGCATGATTCCTATAAGGGGATGCAACCATCTGCCATCTGGTTTATATCTAAGGCAGTCTCGAGCCAACTGTTCCTGCCAAGGCAAGAGCGGGAATCCAATATCGATGCAGAACTGAATCATTTCATCGCCACGAGTAGGTAGATCACTAGGCTTAGACCGGATTCTAGGCACTTGCGAGCCATAACGAGGTTCTGTTACCCCTACCTCAGCCGTTTGCAGCCCGATAGAGACGATTTCAGCCGTCATGACTGTTCTGTATCCGATTCAAGCCGATAATGACTTGTTGAGGCGTTTTCGGGGTAAAAAGAAACAGGAAGGGTCGGGGTCTCTCCTCC